AGGCACAAACACAAGAAGAAGTTCCACAAGAATTTGTAGAAGAATTTACAGAAAAATTCACAGTTAGAAACTTCAAAGAAGATATTAAAAATGTGTTCCCGGTCTTGTATAGACTGATGAAAGAAAACGACATAGGCTATGACGACATAGTCGCAATGACAACCACAGAACAAGAAACCGTAGAAGATGTTGAGCTCGATGAACACAACGAGTTCGATCGCTTTGAATCTTGGGTTATGGGGTTAGGCGAAGACTCAGCTATTGCTAGTCAAGATCCACAAGAACAACAGACAGCAAAACAAGAATTACAAGAGTTGGTTAGTCAGGCATTCCCAACAGGCGTTGATGGTTCAAATGCTATCGAAAGTCTAAAAGGCATTATTGAAGATCCACAATTATTTAAAGCTATCAAAGAACAAGCACAACAAGATCCAGACTCTGATGTTCGTGGTATGGTAAAAGATTGGCTAGAATCTAATGCTCCAGAAGCAATTGAAGGGTTAGATTTTGGAGATTTTGAAGAACAGCCTGCAATGGATGCTGAAGAACAACCACAAGAAGCCAGTGATGGTCCTAACAAAAGCGATGTACCTGCATATCTACGCAAACAAAAAGGTGGAGATGATTGGAAGGTCAGCACTAAAGACGTAGAAGATGAAAAAACTAAATCTCCAACAAGTTCAGCAGGCTTAGCACGTAGAAAACAAGAACTAGGAATGGGAGAAGCTGATAGCGAGCCTAGCAAAAAAGATGACGACAATTCTCCTCCTTGGGATACCGACGACGAAGAAAAGTCACAATTTAAAAAGCCCAATAATCCAAATCGTACAGGCCAAGACAGTGCTAGAGCATTAGCACAACGAGGCATGCAGTCTAAAATGAATGTACAAGAGTTAGCAGAATTTATTAGTAGTTTTTATGATAGAAATTCAGGCACATTCCCTAAAGGCCCAGAAGGCGTTGTTATCATGGTAGGCAAGAAGTTTGGTGAACAAGCAGAACAAGTTGCTCGTAAAATGGTAGAGCGTATGGCTCCACAACAACAAGATCCACAGATTGCAGAATTAGCACGTATTAGAGAATTAGCAGGCTATTAAGATTGTTCGTAGCAGTTAGAGTCTAGTTAACTCTATTAGATTGGGCACTTAGGTGTCCTTTCTTTTGGCGAAATCAGTTGTCAACGTAATTGTCAACTAAGGCGTTATATATATGTAGGGGTAGAAATTCCTACTTAACCAAAAGGAAACTTTAAAATGAAATCAGCAATCGCAATCCTCGCTACCGTGTTCGCAGTATCAGCATTTGCACAAGCACCTGCCAAGAAAGAAGAAGCCAAGCCAGCAGCACCAGCTGCCGCAGCAAGTGCTCCAGCAGCACCAGCTAAGGTTGAAGCCAAGAAGGAAGAGAAAAAGCCTGCAAAAAGTGAGCCTGCTAAGAAAGAGCCAGCTAAAGCAGACGCAAAGCCAGCCGCTGCTCCAGCGAAGTAAATTTGATTTAGAAGACAGTGACCTCATAATAGACGATGAGGTCACTTATGGCCGTAATCGACGAAGCGCAGAGTTTGGCAAGTTAGTTGAAGATGACGAACTATCAGACTATGTAAAGTTTAGATTATGGCTGGCTAGACAAAGAGCAATGGCCAAATATAAAGAAGTCCATGGTTAAGCCCTGGGCTTTTTTATTGGCAAAATAAAATCAAAAATAAACAAAAAATCATTGACCTTGCTAAATAAAAAGCGCATAATAACATATGTGCATAAGGCATATAAACATTTTAGGCATAACATAGGAGGCATTTAAAATGGCAACTCTCGCAGAAATCCGTGCAAAACTTCAAGAAGCACAATCAAAGTCCACAGGACAATCCACAGGCGGTGGAGACAACGCAATTTACCCACATTGGAATATGCAAGAAGGCAAAGAAGCGGTTATCCGTTTGCTACCCGATGGCAATTCAGCCAATACGTTTTTCTGGGTAGAACGTGCAATGATCAAATTGCCGTTCGCAGGCATCAAAGGTGAAACAGATTCACGAGCCGTGCAGGTACAGGTTCCTTGTGTAGAAATGTACAACGACGGTACAGCCTGTCCGATCCTGACAGAAGTTCGTGGCTGGTTTAAAGACAAGGCTCTGGAAGAAATGGGTCGTAAGTATTGGAAGAAGCGTTCATACATCTTTCAAGGGTTTGTGGTAGAAGATCCTATTAAGGAAGATAGAATTCCAGAGAATCCTATCCGTCGATTCATTATCGGTCCACAGATTTATCAAATTATCCGTTCAGCACTGATGGATCCAGAGTTGGAAGAATTGCCAACTGACTACATGCGTGGCGTTGACTTCCGTATTGCTAAAACTAGCAAAGGTGGTTTTGCTGACTACTCTACCTCAAAGTGGAGCCGTCGTGAACGTGCAATTGCCGATGCAGACAAAGCAGCAATTGAACAGTTTGGATTACATAATCTCAGCGACTTCTTGCCCAAGAAGCCAACAGACGTCGAGCTCAAGGTCATGAAAGAAATGTTTGAAGCGTCAGTTGACGGTGAAGCATATGATATGGATCGGTGGGGTCAATACTTCAAACCAGCAGGTATGGGTCAAGCAACAGGTGATCCCAATAAAGCTGCCGCACCACGTGCCGCAGTAGCCGCTCCAGTAGCCGCAGCCGAAGAAGATGCTCCTTGGGAAGAGCCTGCTACTCCAGCAGTAAAGGCAGCAGCACCAGCAGCATCAGCAGCACCTACTGGTGAAAGTGCAAGTCGTGCGCAAGATATTCTTGCGATGATTCGTAACCGTCAAAAGTAAATCGTTGTAGACAAGAGTACGAGCCCGCGCTCGTACTCTCTTTCATTTCAGGAGAATAATAATGGCAAGAGTACAAAAAATTAATGAGAACTTCTCTCTAAGTTTTAACAGCAGAGAAGACCAAACAGGCGATACAGTAGCAGACATTGATGTTAGATTTGACAACCCCAAGGATGATTCTGTTATAATTAATAGATTAAACACTTGGCTTATAGCAATTGGTCGTACTGACATTGTTGTAAGTCCAAAGAAACTACCAAAGGGTGAATAATGGCAAAAGCATTCGATATCAGTAAATTTAGAAAGTCAATTACTAAATCTATCGACGGTTTAAGTATTGGCTTCAACGACCCAACAGACTGGGTCAGTACAAACAACTACGCATTAAACTATCTTATCAGTGGATATTTTGATCGTGGTATTCCACTAGGCAAGGTAACTGTGTTTGCGGGTGAAAGTGGTGCAGGTAAAAGTTTTATCTGTTCAGGTAATCTAGTCAAGAACGCACAAGCACAGGGCATTTATCCTATCTTGATTGATACAGAAAATGCGCTAGATGAAAAATGGTTACACGCTCTCGGAGTTGATACAAGTCCAGACAAGTTGTTAAAACTTAACATGGCCATGATTGATGACGTGGCAAAGACTATCACAGAGTTTATTGCAGAATACAAAACAATGGATGAAGCAGATCGTCCCAAGATCTTGTTTATCATAGACAGCTTAGGTATGCTGTTGACGCCTACAGACGTTAATCAGTTCCAAGCTGGTGATATGAAAGGTGATATGGGCCGTAAGCCTAAGGCATTGACAGCACTGGTTCGCAACTGTGTTAATATGTTTGGCGCCTACAACATTGGTATGGTATGTACCAATCACACCTACGCAAGTCAAGATATGTTTGATCCAGATGACAAGATCTCCGGTGGACAAGGTTTCATCTACGCAAGTTCGATCGTTGTTGCTATGCGTAAATTAAAATTGAAACTTGATGCAGACGGCAACAAGACTACAACTGTACAAGGTATTCGTGCAGCTTGTAAGATTATGAAAACTCGTTATGCAAAGCCGTTTGAAAGTGTACAGGTTGAGATTCCTTATGAAACAGGTATGAGTCCATACAGTGGATTAGTCGACTTGTTCGAAGCCAAAGGTCTGCTCAAGAAGGAAGGTAATAGTCTTGTCTACACTACCAAAGACGGTGAGATCATCAAGCAGTTCCGCAAGGCCTGGGAACGCAACGAAAAAGACGGTCTCGACATTGCAATGGCAGACATTTCTAAACACGGTGAAATTTCCACTTCTGAGATAACTACTACAGTTGAACCAGACTTGGAGGTCACTGAATGAAAGAAGATTTAATTGCAGATATTTGGACATTGGTGTTAGAACACATTCCTGAGAAACATCGTAAAGATGTGGCAGCAGATTTTGTTAATACACTAATAGATTATGGTATCAAAGAAAGCGTACTTGACGGCCTCAAAGGTGTTGACACATATCTTGATACTGCAATTGATTATGCAATTGACGGAGAAGAGATTGAGGATGAAGATAGTTACGAAGATGAGGAATAAATGAATTGGTACGATCGTGTTTCTAAAGATATCTCAAATATCCCAGATGCTGTGGCCTATTATGAAGCTGAATTAATTCATGCAAAACAAGATGTCCGTGTAGCAGGAAACATTGAAAAAGCCTCTGCACAGATGCCTGGCATTGTAGAAAATCGATTTAACCAACTTCAAGAAATTGAAGGTATTTTAGAATATCTCAATATCGAACTTCGTAGACTCCGCAGTCAACACTTTCGCAAGTATCTTGAAACCTATCAACGTCAGTTAAGCTCTAGAGACTGTGAAAAGTTTGTCGAAGGCGAAGCTGATGTTGTTGATTTCGAAAAGATTATCAATGATTTTGCCTTGCTACGCAACAAATGGTTGGGCATTATCAAGGCTCTAGACATAAAACAATGGCAGTTAAGCAATATTGTAAAACTACGTACAGCTGGCCTAGAAGACGCCAGTCTTTAAATACTGTATAATATATGCAGATAAATATCTGCATGAAAATAATATTAGTTACAGGTGGATTTGACCCCTTACACAGTGGTCATATTGAATATTTTAAAGCCGCAAAACAATTAGGCAATCTTTTGATTGTAGGCATTAACAGCGATGCTTGGCTCACACGTAAAAAAGGCAGAGCATTTATGCCTGCCGCTGAACGCAAAGCTATTATTGAAAACTTACATCAAGTACACAAAGTAATAGAGTTTACCGACAATGATGATAGTGCTATAGATGCTATTAGACAAGTACAGGAACTTTTTCCTAGAGATAAAATAGTATTTGCTAACGGCGGTGACAGAACCAAAGATAACATTCCTGAAATGGTCTTTGAAGATGTAGAGTTTGTGTTCGGAGTCGGCGGAGAGAACAAAGCCAATAGTAGTTCTTGGATACTTAATGAATGGCGAGCACCCAAGACAGGCCGGTCTTGGGGATACTATCGAGTGTTGCATGAAGTTAACAATCATGTCAAACTCAAAGAACTCACGGTCAATCCCAAGACCTGCCTCAGTATGCAACGTCATCAAGACCGTGCAGAACATTGGTTTGTGGCCGAAGGCACCGCCACAGTCTATACTATAGATCGCAGCTCAGACATGGATCTGTTAGGCGAATATACACAACATCAACACATACATATTAATACAACTCAATGGCATAAGTTATGCAATGAGACAGATCAACCCTTGCGAGTTATTGAAATTCAATATGGTGAAAATTGTGTAGAAGAGGACATAGAAAGAAAATGATTAATATTTTTATCGGTTACGATCATCGAGAAGCTATCGCATATCATGTATGCGCTAACAGTATAATCAGGCATTCTAGTAAACCAATTTCGATTACACCACTTGCATTAAAAAACATGCAAGATTATCAAGAAACGCATACCGACGGTAGTAATCAGTTTATCTACAGTCGTTTCCTTGTTCCACATCTAATGGAATATAAAGGTTGGGCAATCTTTATGGATGGCGATATGTTGGTCCGTGACGATATTGAAAAATTATGGGCTCTTAGAGACGACAGTAAAGCAGTAATGGTAGTTAAACACGATTACAAAACCAAGATGACAGAAAAGTACCTTGGCGCTAAAAACGAAAACTATCCTCGAAAGAATTGGTCAAGTGTTATTCTTTGGAATTGTGGTCATGCTGCAAATAAAGTAGTAACACCTGAATTTATTGAAACTGCTACAGGCGCCCAACTTCATAGATTTACTTGGCTTGCTGATGAGTTAGTTGGGGAATTGCCTAAGGTATGGAACTGGCTACCCGATGAATTTGGCGCGAACCAAGATGCAAAATTATTGCACTATACACTAGGAACACCTAGCTTCCACGACTTTGCTACTACTCCAATGGGAGATGAATGGCACCGTGAACGCATTTATACCGATTACTGTCTACAGCGCAATCTATGATTTTTCTAAGTAAAGACGGGGAGGACGAGTACATTAATTTGTTTGCCCTGGGATGCAAGACTGCACCAATATCAACAGAAGATTTTGTTTACGCAGATTCTCAAGATCCAATTATCCTAAGAGGAATCCTTAAACATAAAATAATGAAACGTTGCTGGAAAGACGGGCGTACATTTTATTATATGGACACAGGGTATTTTGGCAATGAAAGAACTGCATCCAATCCTAATGGATGGAAACTGTGGCATCGCATAGTAAAAAATGATCTGCAACATAGTGAGATTATTTCGAGGCCCGACGATCGTTTTAAAAAATTTAATAAAACTTTTCTCCCCTGGAAAAAAGATGGAAGAAAAA